GGGATGCCCAGGTAGTCAGCGAGGGAGCCAATAGCAGCTCCAGAACCCCCCCCGAAGGTGATTGTTGGCAGTTCTGAGGCATCCATGCCGTCAGGTCCGCCGGTGATGAAGTCCTCCCAGTCTTCCCAGATGATCCGATGTGGGACATACCAATGAGAAATGTCCACGCGGACAGGGTGCATAACAGGAGCGAGAAGAGGGCTGCAGCGAATGAGAGCGTTCGTAGTTTGCTGGATGCTGTCACCGGGTAGTACCTCCGTAAGTCCGATCGGGACCAGCTCTCCCATGTCGCAGGTGAGGAGCTTGTAGTTAGAGAGTGAGAATTTCGAGCGTTTCATATAATGCCTGCTTTGTTTCTTAGTCTGTGAAGTTGAGTTAGGCGGATAGTCTTACCTTCTTCTTGTAGTATGAGCGCTTCGCGGAAAGCCAGTTGCTTAAAGCCCGGTTGCGCAGTAGCTTGTGCAGCCTCTCGCAGAGGCCGCACTTCTTCCTCCATTTTATCGAGTATTGATTGCGGGGCATTGTGGTGTCTTCCTATTCTGGTGCGTAGTCTTCTGCGTATATATTTCCCCAATGGATAGATTTTCTTGCCGTGTCGCAGTACAGCCGGGACGTCTTCTATTACGTCTTCAAGCCGATGCTGCATAAGAGTGCTGGCGATCTCATCAGCAATTCCAGCCCCTAAGCCGGGGCGATTCGACATACGAGCGAACTCGGGATGCCGGCCGGCTAGTTCTTCTTCTCCTTTCGGGTTGGTGATTTTCTTCGTCACATATCCGACGACGTAGGCTGCACTTTGCTCGGATAGAGTACCGAGATAGACGTGCCCTTGTCCCCAGGTGGCGGTGTGGAGGGTGCATGCGTCGCAGCACGGCGTGCCATGTCTGCTAACCCGTGTAGTGCCTCTTCGGCACGTCTCAACTCCGAATAGCGCGAGATGGTAATGCGGATGCTCAGATTTTTCTCCATATTCACCAGCTCCGAAATACCGGAGGGTTCTGGGACTGAGTTTCTTTCTGAGGCGTTTGAGATAATTACGCATATCGGCGGGACGTAGGGTGCCACCTTCCGGATAATGTTCTTCATCGTAAGTAAGAGTGACGAAAGCGTTGTGTTCATGCTGTGACGCCTCAAGTAAAAGCCGATGGGTCCAGACCCTTCTTTGGTTGATCCTGCACGAAATGCATTGGCCGCACCCGAAGGCGCGGCCGTTGAGGACTATGGGATAACCGCATTTCACATCCGGTATCCTATGCGTAGCGGGCGGACGCCGCGGCGGCGGATACGACGCGTGGACCGGCGGGGACGCCGAGAGCGGCGGCGGCGGGAGCGGAAGCGCATGACATTTCCTTTCTAATAGTAGCCAATTTTGCGCGGATGATATTTGCGCGTTCGATATTCTTGCACAAGAGGATTGTAATACCAAGCCTCATCTTCTCTGAGTGGGATATTGGGCGGGCTCTGGTGAAACCAGGGACTTCCCAGGGTAGGCAGTAGTCGGTTGCGGATATTCCAGAATAACATTCCGGGTACGTCTTCTTCGAGGCGTTGCTTGACATCGAACGACATGACCGGCGCGTAGCCTCCTCCAGCAGTGCGAGCGAAGCCCTGATCTGTGATTGCGCCGGGTTCGGAGTGGAGTTGCCCGGGGTCGGAGACGACGCGTTTGAGAGGATTGTCGTCCACGAGGGCAGTGGGGCCTTGACCGTCAACGAGGTAGCGTTGGCCGGGGGTCGGCATAGCGGGAGTGAGCGTCTGAGTGACCTTAGCGATCTGTGAGCGAAGATAATCGTTTTCGAGGCCAGCTTTTTCCAGCGAGAGAGCGCGAGCGGCGGTTTCGTAGGCGTCGAAACGAGTTTGCGCAGGTGAGGTTGCGTGGACCGCGCGTGAGATATCTTGCCCGGCAGCGGGGATAGCCGTGGATAGGTCGGCAGAACCGGTACTAACAGGTGCGAAAGAGTGTGTTTGGGCACCGAGCGCATATAGGGGGTGTACTCCGGCTTTCTTGGCGTCTGCAACTTTCCATTGCACGCCTTGTTGAGCGAATTGTCTTTGTGCGTCGCGATCTTTGTCTTTTTCGCGTGCGCCGAGTAGTCCGCCTACGACGTTTGAGGCGGCTCCGATGATTGCGCTTAACATCCTACGCTGCTCCATTGGTTTCTGCGCTTTGAGCGCTTGCTGCTATTTCGTCCCGTTCTTTGCAGCGCGTGCAGTACCTGCGTTCGTATTCTCCGTCTAATGCAGATTGCAACGTTTCGAGGCACTCCAAATCGAACAGTGTAGGGGAGCGCCCTGATAGCCTTGCCGAAGCGATCGACGTTCTTAGGAATGATGCGAGCGTGCACACGTCGAAGAGCAGCTGCCGGTCGGAGAGGTCGGGGTGTGGGTTGGTAGACACGTCTGTCAGCTCCTATGAGTTGGAGGGTTTTGTGAGGGGTCAACAGGCCTAATCGAGTGAGTGGAGAGATAGGCCTAGCGATGGGTGTAGAGATGATTACATCGCGTTGGCCCTGTCTTGTGGTCGTGGGTCGCTTTGCCATTTGGTGTCACCTAGACCAGTCCGTATCAAGTGACGGACTGGGGTTTGGGGTTGCCGGTAACCCGGCGGCGAGGGAGGCTCACCCGCCTCCCTCTTGTCCCTGCAGGAGGCTAGAAAGGCCCCCCTTCACCATCAGAACCACGGTTCAGACGAAGTCAAGGGGGGCCGCTTGCGCTTGTGTTACACCCCCCTTGGCTCCGTCAGAACCTACTTCTGTTGAGGAGCAGGGGGGGTAGTAAGACCGCCCGTCAAGGGCGGGGAAGTGCCTCCGGCGGATGATGGTGCCTCCGGCGGATGGGTTTCTTTCGAAGGGGAGGGAGGCGCCGGGGGCGCCTCCCTGGATTTTTGGATTTCTCGACCGGCTTTGGTCAGTTCGGAGATAGGAGGGTCGAAGTCGTTTTCCCAGGGTGAGTGGGGTTCGTAATCGTCGCCGACATCGAAGTCGTCGGCCTCCTCGAAGGTTTCCATGCCTTGTGCCTCAGCTTCCTGCTTGAGGCGTTCGGAGCGGATCAGCTCGCGGATGTGTTCAGCCATCGAGGGCTGTTTCTTGTAGCCGAGAGGGGGTTCGAGAGGGAGAGGGGAGACTATCTCCCGTCCATTTTCATCAAGTCGACGATACCGCTCGCTGAAGTCTCGTGCATGGGCCTCCGTTGTCGGAATGGGCTCGTGCGGGTTTGGTGTTTTTTTGCTCATAGTAAAAGCTCCGTGGTGGGAGGGTTCCTCTGTGGGGTTCAGTAGATAAAGCTTTGGCCTGTTCTTGCAACAAGGCGGCGAGCTTGGATCGCGTGCTTAGCCATGACATATAGTACGTCCTCTGACGGTACGGCGAACGTGCGGTCTGTAGGTACGCTCTTTACGAAATCTGCGTTGAGGGCGGGGGTTGATCCGAAGATGCGGGCGAAGTGCCAGTGGTTGAGCGTGGTGTCGCGGAACTCTCCGGCGATGGTGCTTTCAGTTCGACGATATTCGTCGTAGCGGTCTTGGAAGCCGAACGTGCCGTCTGGCGTGGCGTGCGCGGCGTAGAGTTCTTTGTTGAGGACTTCTTGTTGTCCGATGTGCTGGAGTTCCTTTTGCCAGAAATCTTCTTTGATGCGGCGGTTCCAGGTGCGGGGCAATCCTTGGGCGTAGATAGTCTTGGGTCGGACGGTAAGGAGGCTGAAAATATACCCATGTTCCTCAAAGTATTTGCGATATCTGTTAGTTCGTGATGCAGCAATCCCATGCCCACGCATCTCGCCGACGGGGTTAGTCCCTTCAGCAGTTTGGAGAACTTCGCTAAATTGGACAGTCTGCCTTCCACCTCCGAGATATTCGGGCCGCTGGAGGCGAGCGTCTGAGGATTGAACTCCGAGGTAACGAAGATACTCAACGTACCTTGAGCCGAATCGGGCTCTGGCTTCTTCATAGCGTTGTAGCGCGAACGCTTCCCTGAGTAGGTTGATGGTGATCGTGGAGGCGGCGGAGAGGTCGGCCACAAGGCCGCCGCGTGGGTCCATAGAGAGGGCGCTGGCGGAGCGCCATAGCTGGCCGTCTGGGGTTCCTTCTGAGGTTACTGTGCCGTCTGTCGGGAGGTTGTTGGTACCTGCGTTAAACATCTGCCAGTAAGGGGCGTTTGAGACGCGGGTGATCGGTGCTTCGTCGCCGATCGGGACCGTAATAGCCGGGCCTTTCTGTTCCCAGGGCCGGGAGGAAGTGAAGTAGTCCTTTTCCCAACATGAGTTTTGGAGCGCGACACTAGTTGTTGTGTCGGCTCCTGAGGTGAGGTCGATAGTCAGTGCGGTCTGAAGATCTTGATCTCGGAACCATTCGTTCCAAATGAG